ATGGATTACGTTCGGACATATTGAGCATTGAGAAGCAGACGGATCGTGTGGAGGACATGGTACGTGAATCTGAAGACAAAGTCCGTACTATGATTGACAACGCAGAGGTTCGCTTCGAAGCACAACGTGAAAGACTACGATCAAATCAAGATGCTGAGATGAAAGACTTAGAAGATAAATTGTTGGATAAATTACAGAGAGCGTTGGATAACCCTCTTTCAGACTAGGAGAAATAAGTATGGATGAATTTAAAAAATTTGATGTTAACGGAGACGGCAACATAGATAAATCTGAATGGGACAAACTAGCCTTGGAAGATAAAAGACTTAAAATGGCCGATGACGATGCACAAAGAGATGCCCAGCGCAAGATGGCGTGGTTTGCGTTATTTGGGATGTTACTGTACCCTTTAGCTATTATATTCTGTAACTTGGCCAGTCTTGATGAGGCCATGAAGTCACTAGCTTCGATCGCTGGTGTGTATTTTGTTTCTGTAGCTGCCATAGTTGCCGCGTTCTATGGCAAGGAAGCCTACACAAAAGGAAAGGCGAATAAAGAATGATGAGTTTAGTAAGTAATTTGATAGGGCCTGTTAGTGGGCTACTAGATAAAGTTATTGAGGACAAAGATCAAAAGGCCAAGTTAGCCCATGAGATTGCAACGATGTCCGACAATCATGCCCAGCAGGCGCTAATGGGACAGTTAGAAATAAACAAAGCTGAAGCTGCATCGGGTTCTTTGTTCAAAGGTGGGTGGCGACCATTTATAGGTTGGGTATGCGGCGTTGCTTTTGCTTACCATTTTGTGTTGCAACCTCTTATAGTCTTTGGAGTTACGGCGGCTGGAGTGGACATACCTGCGTTGCCAGAGTTTGATATGGGCAGTTTGATGACTGTGATGATGGGAATGCTCGGTTTGGGCGGACTCCGTAGCTATGAAAAGAAACAAGGAATTACAAAATGAGTGACGCTTTAAAAGTATTGCAAGAGAGATGTGGGTGTACCCCGGATGGGGGCTTTGGTCCCAATACGGCTCGGGCTATTGTATCTCATTACGAACTGTCTCCAGAACGTGGGGCTCATTTATTGGGCCAATCTGCACACGAAAGTGGTATGTTTAGGATTTGTCGAGAAAACTTAAACTATGGGTGGGAAGCTTTAATGCGGACGTGGCCTAGTAGGTTTACAGAAGAAGAGGCCAAAGAGTACGAAAGACAGCCTAGTAAAATTGCTGGAAAAGTATATCTGAGGGAATCGCTTGGAAACCTTTCTGAGCAAGATGCTAAAGATTTTATCGGTCGAGGATTTTTACAATTAACCGGTAAGGCAAATTACAGAGATTTTTCTAGTGATATGGGTTTACCAGAAGTAATGACTGATCCTGATCTAGCGGCTACGGATTACGCTTTTGAAACTGCTTTATGGTTTTTCAGAAAAAATAAACTTTTTAAAATTGCTGACGAAGGCGTAACAGATGACACTATTAAGCGTATTAGTAAGCGTGTGAATGGTGGGTATCACGGGCTAGATGATCGCATGGAGCAAACTAAAAAAATATACGAGTGGCTTAACGCTTCTTAATTAATCGCATAAATATACAGATAGTCCTAGCATATCTCATACAAGTTGTGCTAGGATAATATCTGAGATTATTCGTTAATATAAGAGGTGGGAATGGATGAAATTTATGTGGCCGAGGCGGTTTTTCGTATCTTGAGAGAAAGACGGCAAGGGGTTACGGATTTGATGATCTACGGAAATGTCAAATCAATGGAGCAATATCGTGAGCTTATGGGCAACATGGAATGCCTAAATCACGTGGAACAGGAACTCAAGGGCCTGCTAGATAAACAGGAGCGATCCAATGACTGAACAGTCTACTAAACTCGATTTGTCCGCCGCCGCCGAAGGTGTGGCCGCTATTACAGAGGCAAACGCAAAAGCTGAAAAAGCTAATCTTGCCGACGCTTACGTCGAAAACCCCCGTTTAAACCCAGAAGCATTAGACGCAAGTCTTCTGGAAAGAATGCCTGCCCCTACTGGATGGCGTATTCTCATCTTACCTTATCAAGGTAAGGCAAAGACTGCTGGTGGTATATTTATCCCCAACGAAGTCCAAGAGAAAAGTCAAATATCCACACAGGTGGGCTATGTCCTAAAAGTCGGTCCTCTTGCTTACAAAGACCGTGATAAATTCCCTGAAGGCGCGTGGTGCGAGGAGAAGCAGTGGGTATTGTTTGCTCGCTATGCTGGCTCACGCCTACAAATCGATGGGGGAGAAGTTCGCATTCTCAATGATGATGAGATACTTGCGACTATTTTGGACCCTGAAGACATACAGCATTTATAAACGAGGTAAGATATGGCTGATAATGAAGAAAACCAAGTCGAATTAGACGTTGGTGATAACCAAGAAACTGAAATCGAGGTTGAACAGGAAGAGACATCCGCGTCAGAAGACAGTGGATCGGAGGATCAATTTGCTAAAGCAGAGACGTCCACACAGAAAAGGATCGACCGTTTAACCAAAAAAATGCGCGAAGCAGAGCGGCGTGAACAAGAAGCGATTAAGTACGCTCAAGCTGTTCAAAGTGAGGCTCAAACGTTGAAACAGAGGATGTCCAGCTTGGACACAAACTACGTCAACGAGTACACTAGCCGCGTCAACACTCAGATTGAACAGGCCGAAAACACCTTGGCGCGTGCGATGGAGATGGGAGACAGTAAGGCTACTGTTGAAGCTCAACGTACCCTTACAAACTTGGCTATTCAGCAAGATCGTGCAAATCAAGCTAAAGCGCAACAAGAGCGTGTAGCCCAGCAAAAAGAGGAGCCTCAACAACAAGCGGCACCTCAACAACAGGCCCCTGCCGCTCCCAAGCGCCCTGACCCTAAAGCAGAGACTTGGGCTATGAAAAATAGTTGGTTTGGCCAAGATGAGGCCATGACTTATGCGGCCTTTGGTATACATAAAAAGCTCGTTGAGGAAGAAGGGTTTGACCCGACGACCGATGACTACTATACTGAGCTTGACCGTCGCATTTCGAGTAAGTTCGTAAATGCCGGAAATAACGCGAACAAACGGCCCGCTCAGACGGTTGTTGGCGCATCAAGAACACCAACTGGGCGCAGTGGGAAAAAGGTTCGTCTCACCCCGAGCCAAGTCGCAATAGCGAAAAAATTGGGTGTGCCGCTAGAAGAATATGCGAAATACGTGAAGGAGTAATAAAATGACTGATGAAAACAATCAAAAAAGTGGTTCGGCAATCAACCGTACTTCTCGCGCTAACCAAACCCGGGAGAAACAGGCTGTTCGTAAGCCTTGGGCTCCACCGTCTATGCTAGACGCACCACCTGCCCCTGATGGATTTAAGCATCGTTGGATACGCGCCGAAACGCGTGGCTTTGATGATACGAAGAACATCAGTGCTAAGATGAGGGAAGGTTGGGAACTTGTTCGTAAGGATGAATACCCTGACTTTGAATCCCCTGTCGTCGAATCAGGTAAACATGAAGGTGTGTTTGGAGTTGGCGGACTGCTTCTCGCTCGTATTCCGGTCGAAACAATTGCAGAACGAACTGAATATTTCTCAAAAAGAAATATGGATCAGATGCAAGCGGTCGATCACGACATGATGCGTGAGAATGCACATTCAACCATGACGATCTCAAAACCTGATCGTCAATCTCGTGTAACCTTCGGTGGCCCCAAAAAATAGGGCTACCTCAATAGGAGTAATATCTTATGGCAAATTCTAATACTGCCTATGGTCTTCGTCCTATCGGGCTAGTTGGCGCTGCGGCTAATACTACTGGTGTAACCCAGTATGAAATCGCTTCCAACAACACAAATGCTATTTTTCAATATTCTATCTGCGTTCCTACGAGCGCTGGTGTTATTGATCAAGCAGGTGCTACTAATGGTGGTACTACGCAAGCATTAGGTGTCCTGATGGGCGTTGAGTACGTTGATTCGGTTTCAAAGAAACCAGTCTTCATTAATTACTGGCCCGGTTCCGGATCAGTAAGTGTTGATACAAACCACCCTGTAAAGGCGTTTGTAGCAGATAACCCAAATCAGTTATTCAAAGTAGCGTCTGACGCGACATTGACTAACCGTGCAACGGCTCTTGCGCATGTATTTGCAAACGCGTCGTTAGGAACATCTGCACGCACAGGTTCTACTGATACAGGTAGTTCCAATTCCGCTTTGGGCGTGTCTACTATTGCGGTAACGGCTACTTTGCCGTTGCGTATTGTTGGCATCATGGATGACGCAGGAAACAGTGACTACGCAGCCGCTGGTATCCCGTTAATTGTCCGTTTAAACGCTCATTACAATGCACCAACCAGCCGTTTTGATTCGCAGACTACCGCGACATCAACTGGTCTATAAGGAGGGCTTAATAAATGGCTATTTCTCGCGCACAATTAGCGAAAGAGCTAGAACCCGGCCTTAACGCCTTGTTCGGCCTTGAATACAATCGTTACGAAAACGAGCATGGTGAAATCTTTGATGAAGAAAGCTCAGA